AACCGGTGCGGATCGGTAGGCGGTTCGCGCGTGGGGTCCGCGTCGACGCGGGTCCGGCAGGGTGGGGGGGGTACCCCCCGAGCACCCCGCCATCCTAGGCCCTGCCTCGCCAGGCACCGGCACGCAGCTAGGAAGAACCCCCCCACGCGCGCACACTTGTGTGTATACGGGAGGGCGTGTTTTGTTGTGGGTATTTTTTGTAGGGGGCGGGTTTTTGGTGGGTGTTGCGCCTGTTGGCTTGATGATGCGTAGCGAATCTTTCATCAAGCCTTTTGGGTGCTGGCGTGTGGGTTTTTTGCCTCCCCCCCCTTTCCCCCCCCTCCCTAGGGGGTAGTGACTCGGCGTTGTCCTCCAGGCTTGCTAGCTCGCGCAGGGGCTTGGAGTGTGCTTCTCAAGTCAAGGGTGTGACCACTTGGCTGGTCGTGGTCTGCAACGCTTGGCCGTTTGGTTGGAGGGTGACGCCAAGCGTTGCCGATGCCCCTCTGACGGGCGACTCCCGAGGTTGAGTCGGGGTGTTTGGTAGTTTAGCAAGTGTGGATTGGTCTGAGTGGATTTTTCATTATTGTTCTGTGGATGGTTGTGGCGAGTTGTGGGTCGCTGCGGAGTCCGAGTATGATGCGTGGGTGGTTGTGCAAGTGTTGTTGGGTGTTCGTGTTGATTCGACTGGGTTGGATAGGTGGCGTTGATGACTAGGCGTGCTGATTTGAAGCATGAGCGTGAGGAGGCGATTGAGCGTTTTGGGTTGTCGCCGGAGGCTTTTAGGGTGCGTGAGTATCGGCCGTCGGTGACGATGGCGGAGTTGTCGGATGAGCAGATGAGTGAGGCTGTTGAGATGGCTGGGTTGGGTGCTTTTGAGTCGGCGATTGCTCGTGTGCTTGGTGTGCCGGAGAATGTGTTTATGAGTGCGCTTCGGAAGGGGAAGGTGGGTGAGGAGAAGCGGTTTGTGGAGTTTTCGAGGGCGTTTTATGAGGCGCGGAAGAAGCATTTGAAGCGGAATCTGCGCGTTATGAATGAGGCGGTGGAGGAGGGGGATTGGAAGCCTGCGGCGTGGCAGTTGGAGCGCTCGTTCGGGTTTGCGAAGCAGGAGCAGGTGGAGCATGAGGTTGGGCCGCAGGTGTTGTCGCTGATGAGTTTGGCGCAGGTGCCGCTTGAGGATGCGCGAATGGTGATTGAGGCTGAGGGTGTTAGTGTTGAGCCTGACGGGTTGCCCCCGGCTGCGTGATGTTGCGCCCTGGTGGTGGAATTGGTAGACACGCTCGACTCAAAATCGAGTGCCGAGAGGCGTGGGGGTTCGAGTCCCTCGCAGGGCATAAATGAGTGAGCCGACTGCTGAGGCGTTGAGTGTTGATGCTGCGCGTATTCGCGCGAAGATGGCTGATCCGGTGTGGAAGGCCAAGAATCTGTTTGGTTTTGAGGCTTGGTCTAAGCAGGTTGAGATTCTGAAGGCGCTGCGCAGGCATAAGCGTGTCGCTGTTCGGTCGTGTCACGGTGTTGGCAAGACTGCAACAGCCGCCACTGCGGTGCTGGATTTTATGACTGAGGGGCCGTGTCGCGTTATTACGACGGCTCCTACGTGGTCGCAGGTGGAGCAGCTTTTGTGGCGCGAGATTGCTATTCGCCACTCGAAGATTCCGGGCGAGCAGTTCGGCAAGATATTCAAAAGCGCACTAGAAGTACGCTCGGACTGGTTCGCGATGGGGCTTAGTACGGATAAGCCGGAGCGATTTCAGGGTCATCACGCTCCTCGGATGATGCTCGTCGTAGACGAGGCCAGTGGCGTGGATGAGGCGATCTATGAGGCGTCCGAAGGCTTCCTCACCGCCGAAGAAGCCCGCGTCCTCCTGATCGGGAACCCGACTCGGCCAGCCGGCACGTTCTACAAGGCGTTCCAGCCCGAATCTGGCTGGTACACGGTCCACATGAGCGCGTTTGACGCGCCCGCATTCACGGGCGAGAAGGTGTCAAAAGAGGCCGAACGAGCCTTGATTACGCAAGAGTGGGTGCAGGACGCCAAACAACAGTGGGGCGAAGACTCCGCCGCCTACAAGATCCGCGTACTCGGCGAGTTCTGCGAAACAACGGGACGCCAATACTTCCAATTCCTCGACACGATCAAGCCACTAGCACCCAAAAAGCGCGGATTCGTCAAAGGCGTGCCCGTCCCTGGGGGCCGCGTCGAGTTCTATGAGGATCCGCGCGGAGCTATGCGCCTCTGGGAAATCCCAGACCGCGACGCGCGCTACCTCATCTTCGCCGACGTAGCCGGCTCCGTCTCGTTCGAGGAGTACGAGCGGCGCGAGTCGCGTATCGGCTCTGGCGCTGGTTCGGACTACAGCGTCGCACAAGTGCTACGCCTAGACACAGGCGAACAAGTAGCGGAGATCCGTTACCGTGCTGACGTTGACGAGTTCGCGGACGACTTGGCGCGCCTCGGACGACTCTTCAACGACGCCATCATCGCCATTGAACGCAACGGCCCAGGCACCGCAGTGTTGACGCAGCTCAAGAATGCGATGGGGTATCCGCGTATCTGGCGTCCGAAGAATCCAATTGGCGTGTATGAGCGGTACGAGCAGACGCTTGGGTGGAACACCACGAGTGCCACTCGTCCAATCATGCTGGCCGCACTTCAGGCGGCGATTCGCGACGAACCGCACCGCATCAAAAGCGACGCTTTGAAAGACGAGATCAAGACGTTCGTATACCGCGAGCGGGGTGGTCGAGAGCCACGCCCCGAGGCTGATGAGGGGTGTCACGACGACCTTGTTATGGCGATGGCTGGCGCGCAGGCTGTGTGGCAACAGGAGTGTTTGACGCCTGTACGGTTGGCGCCTCGGCCTAAGCCTAAACCAGAACCTGATATTCAGAAGCGCGCGACGCGATTCGTAGTTGGTAAGGGCTAGTACGCGCTAGAATCTGCACATGCCAGTAGAAGGCACTGATTATCAGAAGGGCGACTTTGACAAGCTCGCCGCAAAACTCGCCGCGCGCAAAGGCACAAAAGGCGATCCGAATGCGCTGGCCGCGTACATCATGCGTCGCAAGTATGGCGCGAAGACGTGGAAGCGCATCCAGAATGAGGGTCGCGAAGACTGATGGGCGAGTTTGTTCCTAGTGCTGGAATGCGGAACGCCGCTAAGCGTGGCCTAGAACTCGTCGCTGCTGGGAAGGCTGGTGGTGGTTTTGAGCCGGCGACGGCCACGCGAGCGCGAAAGATCGTGAGTGGCGCTCCGCTTACGCGAGATCACGTCATGCGAATGCACTCATTCTTCTCTCGTCATGCCGTGGATCGGAAGCCGAACTGGGGCGCACCCGGCAAGGAGACGCCTGGGTATGTGGCGTGGCAGGCGTGGGGTGGGGATGCGGGCGCGTCGTGGGCGCGTCGGCAGGCTGCTCGTATCAAGAGTGCCGAATCTGGTACCAAGTAGGGTATAGTTCTGTTGTGGCTACGAAGTACGCGAAGCTTGTAAAGTCTCTGAGCGCGAAGGGATCGCGTGACCCTAAGGCGCTGGCTGCGTGGATTGGTCGTAAGAAGCTTGGTGCTGAGGAGTTTCAGGCTCGGGCTGCTGCTGGTCGTCGGAGGGCTTCGTGATGTACGGAAAGAAGATGGGCACTAAGCCTGATGCGAACATGGAGATGCTCAAGAAGGCTTTGATGAAGCGCAAGATGGAGAAGATGGCGTAATGGCTGTTGATCCCGCAATGATGGCCGCCGGCATGGGCGCCCCCATGATCCCGCCGCCCCCAATGGCTGCTCCGATGATGCCCGCCGCTCCCATGATGCCCGCCGCCCCCATGGGTGGCGCGCCCCCCGCAGTCGAAGCACTCCCCGGCATCGCACAGCTCGCCCAGGAACAGACCATGCAGATGCTTGAGCATGAGCGGCAGATGGCGGAGATGCAGGAGCGAATGCAGAAGGAAATCATGCTTCTGATTGCGAGTCTGCCGACGCGGAATCCGGCTGGTGAGGCTGCTGTTTCGACGCCGATGACGCCGATGATGGGTGCTGGTGGCATGTCCGCTCCTAATGCTGGAATGAGCATGGGCGGCGACAATGCCAATTACTAACGGATTCGCGCAGACTGACGCGGGCATCGTTGCCCCGTTCACTCGTGCTGTTGCAATCACGCCGAGTGATACGGAGGATCTTGCTGAGGTCACTCGTGGTTTGAATGTGCATAAAGGCACGGGCGGGTCTACGACGTCGATCAATGTTCTGTTGAGTGGTGATGCTGAGCCGGTGATTATGACGTTCCAGGTTGGGTTTGTTATTCCGCTTCGTATTCGGCTTGTGTATGCGACGTGTACGGACGCGACGGTCATCAGCGGTTTGTATTGATATACTCTGCTCATGCCGGCGGCGAACAACTTCTCTCAGTCTGATGTTGCGGCGCAGGCGCCCGCGTC